GTTCATGAAGCAGTACGAGTTCGAGGATCGGTATTGTCAGGTCGTCCAGAATTGGTTCGGCGGCCGTGCCGTCCGCACCATCGAAGGGGCCAAGAACACCGACGTGCTGCGGGCGACGATCAGGCCGTACTTCCTGCGCAAGACCAAGCGCGAGGTGCTGCCCGACCTCCCCGACATGACCTTCGACACCTTCCCAATCGTAGCGCCGGGAGCGCCCAACTGGGGCTTCGAGGGCATGGACGACGAGGAGATCGAGGCGCTGATCGCCAGCGGCGACGCCCATGTCATGCGGATGCGGCACCAGACTGGCCTCGCCAAGGTGCAGGGGGCGGTCGAAGCGATTGCGGACATGCTCGACAACTGCAAGCGCAAGGTCCTTGTGTTCGCGCATCATAAGGATGTCATCGACGGCCTGCTGCTGCAGCTTGGCCAGTACGGCCCTGTCTCCCTCACCGGGGAGACCGGCACCAAGGGCCGCGAGATGGCGATCAACCGCTTCCTGACGGACCCGACGTGCCGGGTGTTCGTCGGCAACATCCAAGCCGCCGGGACGACGATCACCTTGGTGGCCGAGACCAACGAGGTTTCCGATGTCTTCTTCGTCGAGGCGTCCTACTCCCCGATGGACAACGTGCAGGCCGCGAGCCGCATCCACCGGATCGGGCAGAAGGACGCGGTCCAAGTCTGGTTCCTCACCGCCTACGGCTCCATCGACGATAGAATTGGCGAGATACTTGCGCGCAAGACCCGCGATTTCCACGATCTGTTTGGCTAGAAAGAAAAAGGAAAACATCATGAACACTCCCGCATTCACCCTCACCATCACCGGGGAGACCGGAGGAGACCTCAAGAAGAACCTGCTCGACATGCTGCCGTCGGTGGACCCGCGCGCCAGCATCGACAGCATACCGCTGCAGGAGCTTCTACTGCGTGTCGACGAGCGCTGCGAGGCCGAAGGCTACGAGATGGAGGTCTGGAAGAAGGGCGAGCGCCCGGAGCCGGAGCTTCCCCTTGCCGAGCGCAAGAAGGCCGAGGCTCGCGCCAAGCTGCGCGGCGACCTCGTCAACTCGCTGGCCGAGGCAACGCACGCGACCAGCGCCGTGAAGGAGGAGATCGAAGCCGAGGCCGAGGCCGCGCCCGTGCCGGAGACGGAGACGGAGACACCGCCGAAGAAGACCCGCGCCAAGAAGGGGGCCGCGCCCAAGACCAACGGCAACGCGGAGACCGAAGACCCGCAGGCCCTCAAGGACCGGATCATCCTGCGCCTGCAGGAACTCTACGGGGAGGGCCGCAAGGCCGACGTGAACAAGCTGCTCGCCGCCCACGGCAACGGCGTCAAGACGTTCTCCGCGATCCCGGCAGACCAGTTCGGTCCCATTGCCGAGGCGGTCGAGGCACTGTGATGATCAACGAGGAGGCTTTGGACGTGGCTGCCCGCGAGGGCTATGCCGTTCGTTGCAAGACGAACGGTCCACGCACCCTCGCGCGGTACGCTGCCGACGACATCATGGCGATGCAGCTTGCCGACGCTCGTGTGATCGTGACGGCTTATCTGGAAGCCTTGGCTGAACTTAAAAAATCGAAAATTTTGATCGGGGCTGAAGTTTAATGGCACACGCGCACGCATCGCCGTCCTCGAGCGAAATCTGGCTGGTCTGCCCGGCGTCGGTCACCAAGGCGCGGGGGAGACAGCGCAAGGCGACCAGCTTTACCCGCGAGGGAACGGCAGCCCACACGCTGGCCGAGCGCGTCCTCAAGGGCAAGAAGGTCACCGGGCTGCCGTCGATCAACGTCGAGGGCGAGGACATCGCGGTGACCGAGGAGATGGTCGACGGCGTCGCCACCTATGTCTCCTACGTCGAGAGCCTGCCGGGCGTGAAGTTCTACGAGACCGTCGTCCACGTCCGGAGCGAAGGCGAAGACCTCTGGGGCACCGCCGACACCTTCGCCATCGACGCACCGAAGCGTGCGGTCGAGATCGTCGACCTCAAATACGGGCAGGGGGTGTGGGTGCCAGCCGACACGCCGCAGTTCCGCATCTATGCGCTGGGGGTGCTGGATCATATCGGGCCGTTCACCGAGATCGACGAGGTCAAGCTGACCGTGGTGCAGCCGCGCGCGGGAGACACCCCCATCAGGTCCGTCACCATCACCCTGCCGGACCTGATCGACTGGGAGCGCGACGTGCTGCAGCCCGCCTTGGTCAGGCTCAAGGACGACGACCCCACCGAGACACCGGGCGACCACTGCCGCTGGTGCGTCAGGGCAGGCGAGTGCAAGGCGCTGGCCGACCTCGCGATGGCCAACGCCAAGGTGGTGTTCGGCGACGTGCCGCCTGACCCGCACGGCATGTCCGACCAAGAGCTAGGCGACCTCCTGACGCACGGCGAGATGATCCTGTCGTGGGTCAACAAGATGCGCGCGGAAGTCTCCCAGCGCATCGATGTCGGCGGGCAGGTGCCGGGCTGGAAGCTGGTCCCCAAGCGTGCCGTGCGCCGCTGGGACGATGCCGAGGGGGCGATTCTGGCGATGAAGCAGAAGCAGGTTCCGCTGTCCGACATCCTTCGCATCGAAACCATAGGAACCATCGAGAAGGTCTTGAAAAGATACAAGGTTCCGGTCTCCGTCATCGACCCCTACACGATCAAGCAATCGTCGGGGACCACCTTGGTCAGCGAGGCCGATGGACGGCCCGCTGTCGATACGTCATCTAAAAATGTATTTGGTGAGACGGAAGCTCTTGACTAATCTCCAGACCTTGATACATCTTGCGTTATCTATCCTGCCCTGTGAAGGCAGGAAGACAAAGTCCGAAACGTAGAATTGTCAGAACCGAAAGGAAATGTGAAATGCCTGCCTTGATTACCCCATATGCGGTGTTGTCTTTCCCCACCCTCTTCACCCCGAAACCTCGTGCGGAGGGAGGGGAGGCAGTCTACTCCTGCGCCCTCCTGTTCGACGAGGCTGCCCAGAAATCCAAGGAATACAAGGCGATGCAGGAAGCCTGCGTTGCCGCGTTCAAGGAGAAGTTCGGGGCCAACGCCCCGATGAAGGGCGCGACCTTCCCGTTCCGCGACGCTGGCGAGAAGGCCGACAAGTATCAGGGCTACGAGGAGGGTGTGATGTACATCAACCCGTGGTCGAAGAACAAACCCGGCATCGTCGACGCCCGTCTTCAGGACGTGCTGGTCCCCGACCAAGTCTATGCCGGTCAGGTCGTGCGGGCGCAGGTTGCCCCGTTCGCGTGGACCAACTCCGGCAAGAAGGGTGTCTCCTTCGGCCTCAACCACATCCAGATCGTCAAGCACGACGCGCCCCGGATCGACGGTCGCGTTGCCGCCAACAAGGCCTTCGACGCGCTCGAAGAGATGGAAGACGAAGACACGCCTTTCTAGGATTGCGCCACTACGCGAGTAGTGATCTGGGGTGGGAACCTGCTGCGCAGCGGAGCTTCTAGTCCCACCCTCAAAACCCCGTCCCCGGAGAAACCCATGAGCGAAGACAAAGCCTTGAAGACCTTGGAGGACGGCATTGCTGACGTTCTCCGGGTGCCCGACAGCGTCGGCCTCGCAAGAGTGCCTCGTAGCGAGCCGACGCTGTCGGACCAGATCGCCCAGTACGAGCGGATCAGCCACACCATTGGGGAGAAAATCCGCAAGGAGCAGATGGCGATCCGCAACGACTACAACCTCAAGCACGTTGAGGTGACGACCACCTACGCCGCCCGGATCAGCGAGGCCACGGCCAAGCTTGAGAAGGAGCGCGACACCGAGCTTCTCGCCCTTACGGAGACAGCGAGCCGACGGCTCCACGATCTGGAGCAACTGGCCCGGCGTACAGGCTGAGAGGGGAAACCGGAGGTCCGTGTGGGAGCGGACCTCCGGCCCTAGACGGGGTGTTTCAATGGCTGCCGGGTGGACGGGCTTTAGCGGGGGAGTGCTTCAGGGTGGTCCGCCGACAACGCCTCGACCATAGACCGGCAGCGGCAGAGGGGGAACCCATGTTCGTGACCTATCGTGGATTCAAGATCGAGAGACAGGCGCGCGACCGCGTCGATGTCCTCACCAAGAAGGGCGGGCGCGTCAAGAGTTTGAAGACGTGGACCGCAGCAATAGAGTGGATTGATCAGGACCAAGGTCAACCCGCCAAAGGAGAAACCCATGAGCCGGAAACACGGCCCCAAGCTACCGCGCATTTTGACCGATGAGCTTGCCGGTCTCGACTGGCGTCTCCAGCTAGGCTCAAAGCACTGGAAGATCATGATCGGGCAAAACCTCGTCGGCATCTGGCCGCGAGGCACGCCCAACGATGTCGACTATCGCCCGGCCCTGCGGATACGGTCGAACATCCGACACTGGAAGGATGCCCACCGTGCAGCAACAGATTGAGCGAGACAGCGACACCCCCGGCATGACGTTCGAGCAGATGGAGTTCGTCTTCCACACCGTGTGCGACGCGCTGGGGCATTGCTGCACTCAGGACCACAAGCAGCGCCACTTCATGCTGATGGTGATCACCAGAGACAGCGTCGAGGCCGACGGCAGCCCCGTCGTGACCACCGACACCTTCTCAAGCATGAACATGGAAGACGTGCATCAGACGATGCGCGACTGGTTGAGGATGAAGACCCAATGACGAGCGTAGTCGCGTGCTGGAAGTGCAAGACCGACATCGTGTTGCCAGCGTCGCTCCACGACGCCGCCAAGAGGTCGTCGAATATCAGCTTCTTCTGCCCCTACGGGCACGAGGGGGTGTTCCGCGAGGGCGAAACGGAAGCGGATGTCCTGCGGCGTGAGCGCGACCGTGCGCTGCAGCAACTGGCCCAGAAGGACGACGAGATCGCGCAGGCGCGCAAGGGCTGGAACGAGATCGCGAAGGAACTGAAGGCGACCAAGGCGACGGCCGTCAAGGCCCGCAAGCGCACCGCTGCCGGTCTCTGCCCGTGCTGCAACAGGAGCTTCCGGCAGATGGCGCTGCACCTGAAGACGAAGCACCCGACGTTCCGGGCCGAGGAGGTCGCATGAACTGGTGGCCGGGGTTCCTGATGTGGGCGGCGATCATCGTGCTGGTGGCGCTGCCGCCGAAATACGATCCGGCGATCCGGCTCAAGGAGTGGTTGATGAGGAGACGCAAGTGATGGCGCAATACTTCGCGTCCTGCCCCTTCTGCAACCGCGTCCACGAGCACGAGGCCGACGCCCCACGGATCACGGTCGACGGCCGCGTCCGCATCGTCTGCGAGCACTGCGTGTCGAGGATGACGTCGGCGACGCTGCCGACGAAACCCAACGGGGAGGTGCGGAAATGATCGTCATCATCGTCGGCACCGTCGTCGGCACGGTCCTGTCCGTCATCGCCGTCCACTACGTGAAGGTGTGCCTGCGCAAGGTCGCCAAGAAGGACAGGCGCTACGACCTGCCCAGCGGGGAATGACGTGAGCTACTACCGGCTCGACGCGGACCACGTCCCCTATGCGGTGCCCATGATGGAGTGGGCGGAGTGGTTCGAGAGCCGGGAAGGAAGGCACGTCGCCGACACCGAGACACAGCTTTACCGTGTCTCCACGGTCTTCCTTGGCCTCGACCACAACTGGAACGACGAGGGTCCACCGATCCTGTTCGAGACGATGGTCTTCAGGCGCG